CCGCTGATAAATCAGCAAGTTAACCGTTATCTTCAGATGATGGATTTCTACATCAACTTCACACTTGATGAGGAATTTAACGAAACCGTCCAGTCACCTATTCATGAAGATTTCTCTTATGCTTCCTTTAGTGAAGGAGAGAAAATGAGAATTGACCTAGCACTTCTGTTCACCTGGAGAGAAGTTGCGAGAATGAAAAATTCAGTCAATACAAATCTTCTGATTATGGATGAGGTGTTTGATAGTTCACTTGATGGATTTGGAACAGAAGAGTTCCTTAAGATTATTCGTTATGTGATTAAAGATGCTAACATCTTTGTTATCTCTCACAAGACTGGACTAGAGGACAAATTTGAAAGTGTCATAAAGTTTGAGAAAGTCAAGGGTTTTTCACGTATGGTGGTCTGAACCATCAAAGGACAATGAACACTCCAAACTGGCAGCACCATTCCAAAAAGGAACAGAAACGAAAACTTAAACCGCAAGCACTGAGGCAAGCCAAAGCACGACTCGCCCAGTTCAAAAAGCGTCACATGGGTCGTCCGAAGGGCGACCTTTCGTTGTATGATGGGTACATACGAAACAAAACCGATGTCTGTTCGCCACGAAATCAAATCTCAACTTGCCAAACTGCTTGCTACTGAGGATTTGGTGGTGGAGCACAAGAAAGTCTCTACTGCTTGCTTCAATGTTCATACTCGTGTGTTGACGCTGCCTCTATGGGAAAAGGCAAGCAATCTTGTGTATGACCTTCTGGTTGGTCATGAAGTTGGACACGCTCTCTTCACTCCTGATGAAGATTGGACTGATAAAGTAAAGGTCCCTGCTCAATTTGTAAACATCGTTGAGGATGCTCGCATTGAGAAATTGATGAAGCGCAAGTATGCTGGACTTGCTAAAACTTTCTTCAATGGATACAAAGAACTGAACGAAGAAGATTTTTTCCAGATTGCTGATGATGATATCTCCGCTTTCAATCTTGCTGACCGCACTAATCTTTTCTTCAAGATTGGAAACTTTGTAACTCTTAATTTCAATCCAGAGGAGCAAGAAATCATCAATCTCATTTCTGCAACTGAAACTTTTGCAGATGCTCTGATTGCTGCTGAAGAACTTTATAAGTATTGTAAGAAAGAAAAGGAGCAGGAACAAAAGGTTGCTGACTTTGATTCTCACGAAATGAAGGGAGATTCGCAGTCCCCTGCCAACGAAATTGTGGAGAGTAATGACTCCTCTTCAGAACAGGACGGAGATAGTGATAACTCCCAACCTAGGGATGATGATGGATCTTACGGTGGAACTGCTCATGGCGATCAGACACCAGTAAAATCTTCTGCAGAAAATGATGAACCTGAGGTTCGCACTGCTGATTCTCTAGAAGAGAAGATCCGCGATCTTGTTGGTAATGATACTTATGAGAACATTTATGTTGAAGTACCTCAACTAAACTTGGACACTGTTATTGCCAAAAACTCTGAGATTCATAAAGAGATTGATTTTTCCTTTGCTCATCAGCAGGTTCTTCATAATAATCATGCTAAGGAAAAGGGTTATACCCCAGCAAATCTCTATAAAGAATCTGACCTTGATTTTAAGAAGTTCAAGTCTTCTGCTCAAAAGGAAGTCAACTATCTGGTAAAAGAGTTTGAGTGTCGCAAGGCTGCAGATCAGTATGCTCGTGCATCAACTGCTCGCACTGGTGTTCTTGATACTGCACGTCTTCACACTTACAAATATAATGAAGACCTTTTCAAGAAGGTTTCAGTAATCCCTGATGGAAAGAATCACGGTCTGGTGTTTGTACTGGACTGGAGTGGTTCTATGGGTGATGTAATGCTTGATACTTGTAAGCAACTCTTTAATTTGGTTTGGTTCTGTAAAAAGGTTTCTATTCCCTTTGAGGTTTATGCTTTCACGAATGAATGGCGTCGTTGTGAGTATGATTATGAGAATGAACGTTATATTGCTGCTGATCGCGCATCTCACTATGAAAAGAAAGAAAGTCTGTTAGTTGTAGATGAGACTTTCTCTATGATGAACATTCTGACCAGCAAAGTGAATGGTAAAGAACTGGAGCACCAACTACTCAACATTTGGCGTCTTGCTTATTGCTTTGGTCGCACTTATCATTCTCCTTATACTTATTCAAACCGCATGTGCCTCTCAGGAACTCCTTTGAATGAGGCTCTGCTTTCTCTTCATCAGATTCTTCCCAAGTTCCAGAAAGAAAACAAACTGCAGAAGGTTCAATGTATTGTTCTGACTGATGGTGAGGCAAACCAACTCGTCTATCATAAAGAAGTTCGCCGTTCTTATTCTAAAGATCCTGTTCTTGGAACTGGATACGTTCATCCTGAAAATACTTTCCTTCGTGATCGTAAACTGGGGACAACTTATAAAGTTGACTATGGGTATCATGCCTTTACTGACACTCTCCTTAGGAATCTAAAAGATAAGTTTTCTTCTACAAACTTTATCGGAATTCGTGTTCTTGAGAGTCGTAATGCCAATCGTTTTATCCATCTATATCATTCTCAACTTGATAAGCAGTATGAGAAAATTCAGAATGACTGGAAGAAACTAAAGAGTTTTACCATCACAAACTCTGGTTATGATGCTTACTTTGGTCTTTCTGCTACGGCACTTGCTCAAGATACTGAGTTTGAGGTTGCTGAAGACGCCACTAAGTCTCAAATCAAATCCGCGTTTGTCAAATCACTAAAGACTAAGAAACTAAATAAAAAAGTATTAGGAGAATTTATCTCTTTGGTAGCATGAAAACATTCCAAGAGTTCATGGAAATTGCTGAAGGCATGACCATGAAAGATTTTAAAGCAAATCGTAGAAAGAACAAGCGTAGAGAAGCTTCTGCCGATGCCAAGAAGAGAGGTCATGTAGGTAAAGAATGGTATAACAGTGGTAGGACCTATTCTCCTGATGAAGCGAAGAGTGGTCGTGCAAATATGCCTGATCATGAAAGAAGCACAAGAAAGCGTAGTGCTATAGATCCTGAGGCTGAGGATGATAACTACTCAGCAGATAAGACCAAGAATCCCAAGAAACTCCGCAAGCAAAAAGCAATGGGAGAACTTGGAGAAGAATATATTGACGAAACTTCCCTGAATAGAGTTCGCTCAAAATCAGAGAAGGGTGGTATGGCAATTATGTCTGCCCAAAGAGGTGATAAGTCAAAGAAAGAAAACAAAGCACGTTCAAAGCAACTAGAAAAGGATGTTAGAGGTGCTGGTCTCCCAGGACCTACTAAAGTATCTGGTAGATATACTGAAAACCCAGGAACTTCTCAAGAGAAGAAAGTTGGTGAGAAATCACACGTAGTTTCTTCTGGTAAGATGGGTAAGAAAAAGTTTAAGAAAGCAATTACTAAACTTGGTAAGAAATATAATCAAGATTCTGTCTTGATTCAGAAGAAACCAAAAGGTAGTGCTCAACTGGTTGGAACTAACAAGTCTTGGCCTGGAGAGGGTAAGCGTGTTAAAGTTGGTAAAATGAATCCAGGTAAGACTGGAGAGTTTGATACTAAAGTCAAGAACAAAACATTTACTTATGAGGAATATGAAAACTAAATTTCCACTTGAACACGTCGTTAAATGCGACACAAAAGAAGTTTGGATTAAGTGTGATAGCAGCACAACTGCTATGGGCATTCCAGCACTTGTGAAAAAATATTATCCTGGATATACTGGACATATTGCTAGTGCTGACTATCTTGAGGAACTCAGGAACCAGTTGGCGAACTGACCACAGGGGGTCCTTGCGACCCCCTTTTTCGTTTATAATGACTAGGTTGAAACGAAACACACATGGCACTCTCCTCCGACTACATCCGCACTTCTCTCCAAGCACTCTACGGCAACAGCGTGACTGGTGCTGATATCCGTGCGTGGTGTGCTCTGAATGATTCCAACTACCAGACTGTCACTAAGAAACTTGATCAGTTTAAAGTTGGTCGTGGTAAGTGGAATCTTGAAGTGACGCAACAAAAGGTAGAAGAAATTGAACGTACTTTCCAAGCACCCGCAGTGGTTCCTCCTGTAGAGCAAAATCTTATTCCTGAAAAAGATGATACTTTCGTCAAGTTTGGTAACTTTGCTGATGTTAAAAAGATTATTCAGTCCCGTCTCTTTTATCCTACGTTCATTACGGGTCTTTCGGGTAATGGTAAAACGTTCTCTGTGGAGCAAGCGTGTGCTCAACTTAAGCGTGAATTGATCCGTGTAAATATTACGATTGAAACTGATGAAGATGACCTTATCGGTGGTTTTAGGCTTGTTGATGGGAACACTGCATGGCATAACGGTCCCGTCATCGAAGCACTGGAGCGAGGAGCAATCCTTCTCCTGGATGAAATCGACCTTGCTTCCAACAAAATCCTTTGTCTTCAGTCCATTCTAGAAGGTAAAGGTGTCTTCCTGAAGAAGATTGGTCGCTGGGTGAAACCTGCTGCTGGTTTCAATGTGATTGCAACCGCAAACACCAAGGGTAAGGGTTCTGATGATGGACGTTTCATTGGCACCAATGTGCTTAATGAGGCATTCCTGGAACGCTTCCCTGTGACCTTTGAGCAGTCCTATCCTGCTCCTGCAACGGAGCAGAAGATTCTGGAAGGGGTTGCTCTGGACCTTGGCGTAGAAGATCGTGATTTCTGCAAGCGTTTGGTGGACTGGGGTGATATCATCCGCAAGACCTTCTATGATGGTGGTATTGAGGAAATTATCAGCACCCGCCGTCTGGTTCACATTATCCGTGCTTACAGCATCTTCCAAGATAAAGCAAAAGCAATCCAAGTTTGCGTGAACCGTTTTGATGACGAAACCAAGCAAGCATTCCTGGAACTTTATGATAAAGTTGATGCTGATTTCCAACTTCCTGTTGACCAGGAGCAACAATCCTGATAGAATATGAGGAGGTCAATGTGCCTTCTCTTTTGTCCTTTTACTATGAAACACAATGTCTGAAAACTTTGAGAGCACTTACGAAAGTACAATTCCAAGCGGCAAAGTAACTTTTACTGGATCTGGTGTGCTTGGTGGACAACATGAAAATTACGATGATTTTGAACTTCCCATTCCCAATCAAGATTATTGGAATGAGGATGGGATTAGTTTGACTGGCAATCCTTTTGCCTCTCCCGATACAATTAATTTTGGTGCGGTAGTAAATGGAAGTTTTGGTAACGATCACATTACTTTGACTCCCCCATCAACTCTTAATATTAAAATGCCTGAAGATACAAATAAAAACGGATTCTGGAAGTACGAAGAAGATAAAACTTTGAAAGAGATTGAGCAATATCTTTCCAGCACTTATCATCAGCATTATACTTCTCAAGAATCTAAAACTCAAACTCTTGATTTGATTGAGAGTATTGGTGATGCCGAACCTTTCACGCGATCAAATGCTATCAAGTATCTGTCTCGCTTTGGTAAGAAGAATGGAAAATCTAAGATGGACATTTTAAAAGCAATCCATTATTGTATTCTTCTGTATCACTTCGCTGGTCTTCATAAAAACACTACTTCCGACTTTCCTTATTGATTATGAAACTCTCTGATAAAACTCTTTCTGTACTGAAGAACTTTTCTTCCATCAATCAGTCTATTCTTTTTCGGGAGGGTAGTAAACTTCGCACCATTAGTGTGATGAAGAATATTCTTGCTGAAGCAACAATCACTGAAGAACTACCTAAAGATTTTGGTATCTATGATTTGAACCAGTTTCTGAATGGTCTTGGTCTTCATCAAAGTCCTGAACTTGATTTTGAGAATGATAGTTATGTTGTCATTCGTGAAGGAAAGATGCGATCCAAGTATTTCTTTGCTGATCCTAATGTAATCATTACTCCCCCTGAAAAGGAAATCAATCTTCCTACTGAAGATGTTTGCTTTGAGTTGAGTACTGAGCAACTTGATAAACTTCTCAAGGCAGCAGCAGTTTATCAACTTCCTGATATCTCTGCTGTTGGTGAAGCAGGTGTTGTGAAACTGGTGGTTCGTGATAAGAAGAATGATACCTCCAATGATTTCTCTATTGTTGTTGGCGAAACTGATTCTGAATTTACCTTTAACTTCAAGGTAGAAAACATTAAGATTCTTCCTGGAACTTATGAGGTTGTCGTGTCACAAAAACTTTTGTCACGTTTCCAATCCAAGAACCATGACCTGTGCTATTATATTGCTCTGGAGCCTGATTCTACTTTTGGTTGATGAACATTTTTGTTACTTCTCCTTGGCCAGCTGAGAGTGCCATTTGTCTTCCCGACAAACACGTTGTCAAGATGCCCCTAGAGTGCTGCCAGATGCTCTCTATCGTTGCCTCTGACAAGTGGGGACACGGGTACGGCACTCTCCCTAAGGCAGATGGAACGCCCTACAAGACCGAGAAAGGAGCATTCCGCAATCATCCCTGTACCAAGTGGGCAATGGAAAGCATCCATAATGCATACTGGTTAATTAAGTGGGGACTGAACTTGTCCGATGAATACTGCTTGAGGTATAATAAAACTCACTCCTGTTACAAAACTCTTGTGGATGCATACTATTTGTTTCCCAAGGGCAAAATCACAGAAGTAACACCATTTGCCCGTGCGATGCCAAATGAATATAAATTTGACACAAGCATTGACACTTTTACTGCTTACAAGATGTACATTGCATCCAAACCTTGGGTTGCATCTAATTATCTTCGTATGCCAGAACGTAAACCTGAATGGGTATGATATACAGTAAAGGCGACATTTTTCTTGACAAGGATACACATAAGTTGTATATTTTTGATGGGAATGAATGGTGGGAAATTATTCCTACCACTGAGTTGAAAAAACCTAATTGGATTTGATTTATGAGTCGTGATGAATTTTTGTGGGTTGAAAAGTATCGACCCAAAACAATTGAAGATTGTATCCTTCCAGATGCAACTAAAAAAACTTTTAAAGACTTCCTAGATAAAGGAGAGGTTCCCAACCTTCTTCTTGCTGGACCTGCTGGGTGTGGTAAGACAACCGTAGCAAAAGCACTTTGTAACGAACTAGGAGTAGATGTCTATGTCATTAATGGATCCGACGAAGGTAGATTCCTTGATACTGTCCGAAACACTGCGAAAAACTTCGCTTCCACCGTATCGCTTTCGTCAACTGCTAAACACAAAGTCATCATCATTGATGAGGCAGATAACACAACCAACGACGTTCAACTCCTCCTACGGGCGTCTATTGAGGAATTTAGTAACAATTGCAGATTCATCTTCACCTGCAACTACAAAAACAAAATCATTGAACCCCTCCACTCCCGATGCGCCGTTGTGGAATTCAGTATCAAAGGGAAGGAGAGGGCCAACATTGCTGCAGGTTTTTATGGACGCCTGCAGGACATCTTACAGAAAGAAGATGTCAAATACGATTCAAAAGTTCTTATTGAACTCATTAACAAACATTTCCCCGATTGGCGACGAGTCCTCAATGAGTGCCAACGCTATTCGTCGGGAGGAGAAATCAACTCGGGTATTCTTGCAACTTTTAGTGATGTAAAAATTAATGATCTCATTAATCATCTCAAAGATAAGAACTTTCCTGAAGTCAGAAAGTGGGTGGTCGCCAACCTGGACAACGATGCTTCTAATTTACTTCGCAGGATTTATGACGCCACTTATGATTGCCTTGTTCCCGCATCTATCCCCGCTGCCGTTCTTGTTATTGCTAAGTATCAATACCAATGTGCGTTCGTTGCTGATCAGGAAATAAATCTTCTTGCTGCCCTTACTGAAATTATGGTGGAGTGTGAATTCAAATGAACAAAGCACATCAAGTAAAAGCAAAGTGGTATTACATCTTCTGGGGCGCTATGGCAGTTGCCGTAGTCGGTGGTCAGATTTATGTTGGAACTGGTTATCGTGAGATGGCAGAAGCAACTAAATCCACTGCTATTTCTGTCACCTGTGTTCCTCAGTATATTATTCCTTCAAAGAATAAAACGGGAGAGTTTGAATGAAAGCACTTAAAACTCCTCTAAGATATCCTGGTGGCAAGTCCCGTGCTTGTGAAAAGATGGGACCTTACTTTCCAGATCTTCGCAACTACAACCAGTTCCGTGAACCTTTCCTTGGTGGAGGAAGTGTTGCAATTTATATCACCAAGAAATATCCCAACCTAGATATTTGGGTGAATGATTTGTATGAACCTCTTGTAAACTTCTGGCAACAACTCCAGATATTTGGTACTGATCTTAAAGACAAACTGGTAGAATTAAAGACAGCAAACAATACTCCCGTTTTAGCAAGAGAACTTTTTCTTAAAGCAAAGGAGCAAGTTAATGACCAAAGTTTGCCTAGCATTGATCGTGCTGTGGCTTTCTATGTTGTCAATAAGTGTAGTTTTAGTGGTCTCACAGAGAGTTCTTCATTTTCAGAACAGGCGTCCAATTCCAACTTTTCGATGCGGGGTATCGAAAAACTGCCTGAGTATTCTAAACTGATTGAGAAATGGCGCATAACTAATTATTCCTACGACTATTTGTTGGATGGAAATATGGGAGCTTTTGTGTATCTTGATCCTCCTTACGACATTAAGGACAACCTCTATGGGCGTAAAGGATCAATGCACAAAGGATTTGATCACGATAAGTTTGCTGCTGATTGCGCTTCTTGTTATATGCATCAACTGATAAGTTATAACTCTGATCAACTTGTAAAAGACCGTTTTATAGGTGAAAAGTGGAATACTGGTGAGTTTGACCTTACTTATACGATGAGGTCAGTTGGTGAGTACATGCGAGAGCAAAAAGAAAGAAAGGAACTTTTGCTGTTTAATTATAATAAAGATTTGTTATGGAACTGAAGGATTGGTTGAACTCAATTAACTTCACAAAAGAAGACCTATCAGAAAATATTAAAGAATATCCACCTTATATTATTAATCGTTGCTTATCTGGACACATTGATTGTGTGATGTATGCGAATGAGATGAATATGCATCATCAACTGGATAAAGATATGCAATATTCATTTTATCTAAATACTCTTAGGAAACGGAAGAGATTTTCTCCCTGGCTCCGTAAAGATAAGGTTACAGACTTAGAATGTATTAAATCATACTATGGTTATAGTAATGAGAAAGCATCGCAAGCACTGAAGATCTTAACAAAAGAACAACTAACTTTCATCAAACAACGACTTGATATTGGAGGAAAAAAATGACTACTACGGTAGAACCTACTGTTGAATGGTCGCAAGACCAAATGGTAGAAGTAATTCTTAATGAACCTGATGATTTCCTGAAAGTTCGTGAAACTTTAACTCGTATCGGAGTTGCATCACGCAAGGAGAAAAAACTGTATCAATCTTGCCATATTCTTCATAAGCAAGGTAGATACTATCTCGTTCACTTTAAAGAACTGTTTGCTCTGGATGGCAAACATGCAAACCTAACTGTAAATGATGTACAGCGTCGCAATCGCATCGTTCGTCTTCTTGCTGACTGGGGACTGATTACAGTTGTTAAACCAGATAGTGTAAACGATATTGCACCACTCAATCAAATTAAAGTTCTTGCTTATAAGGACAAGGGAGATTGGATTTTGGAGCAGAAGTATAATATCGGTAAAAAAGGAAAGGTGGTAGAAACCGAATGATAATGAGCGGGTTACAACACCCGCTTTTTTTATGTTTGCTGTATAATTAGTAGTGGATGCCGTAAGGGTCCACAAAACACAAACTCGCTTTTAAAGGAGCTACCATAATGACTAACCTTACAAGGTATACTGCTGCGGATCTTCCTACGCTGATGGATAAGATTACTCGCAATAGCATTGGTATGGATGAATATTTCGACCGTTTATTTCATCTTCACGAAACTACATCAAACTATCCTCCATACAATCTGGTTCAGGTAAATAATGTGGAATCTAGATTGGAACTAGCACTTGCTGGATTCAAGAAAAAGGAGGTTTATGTCTACACGCAAGATGGCAAACTCTTTGTGGAAGGTCAGAAAGAAGATAAAGAAACAGACTCCAACTATCTCCACAAAGGTCTGGCTCAACGGTCATTTACACGAGCCTGGACGCTCTCTGATGACACGGAAGTTAGATCAGTTGATTTTGAGGATGGGCTTTTGACAGTGACTCTTGGTAGGATTGTTCCAGAGCATCATAAGCGTAAAGACTATCTATAAATATAACTGAATATCGTCGGCGCTATGCCACGGGAGGTAACTGGCAAAATCCAGTTGACGCCTCCCTTTTTTCTTGCTACAATAATAAGAGGTATGATACAAAAATGACTGTAAAACTTTTACTCTTGAAATCTGGTGAAGATATCATTGCTGATATTCAAGAAATGGTTGTAGATGATCCAAATAGCGAACAAAAAAGAGTTGTTGGGTATTTCCTCAGAAAACCCTGTGTTGTAAAACTGAAGGATGCTAGTTTGGCAGCGTCTCAAAATACTAAAAAAGAGAATGCTTACAACGTCACAATGTATCCTTGGATTCCATTGAGTAAAGATAAAATTATTCCACTTACAACCGAGTGGGTTATCACAATGGTAAATCCTGCTGACCAAGTTAAAAAAATGTATGAGGAGGACATTCTTCCAGATGGAGAAAATAACGAAAATAGTGGTACTTCTGAACAATCTGATTCTGATAACTCGGATTGAAGAAGTTGGTGCTGATATTGGTGAACCCGACTGTAAGTTGATCAAACCATTTGTGATTAAAAATGACAAAACACTTGAACCATTTCTTTGTAGCTACACAAAAGAAAATACTTTTATGATGAGTTCGGAAAAGATCCTCACTCTCGTGGATCCAACCCCAACTCTACTTGAAAAATATGAGGACTTGATTAAAGAATGAGATTTTACACTAATGTTCAGTTGATTGGAAATCAATTTTTGGTTCGTGGAGTAGAGAATGGTAAAAGATTTGAGACAAGAGATGAGTTTTTCCCAACTCTCTTTGTAAAGACAAAAAAAGATTCTAAGTATAGAACATTAGGTGGTGAAGCAGTAGAACCAATCAATCCTGGAACTGTGCGGGATTGTCGTGAGTTTTATAAAAAGTATGATGAGATTGATGGGTTTGAGATCTTTGGCAACGATCGTTACATCTATCAATATATTTCTGAGAAATACCCAGAGGATGAAATCAAGTTTGACATCAGTAAAATCAAACTTGTAACTCTGGATATTGAGGTTGCTTCTGAACAGGGATTCCCTGATGTTGAATCTTGTTCGGAAGAAATTCTTGCGATCACAATTCAGGACTATACCACCAAGAAGATTATTACTTGGGGAGTAAAACCATTCAATAACAAGCAGAAGAACGTTACATATCATCACTGCCCAAGTGAGTATGAACTTCTCAATCACTTTATTAACTATTGGATGGTTGATGTCCCTGATGTTGTGACTGGTTGGAATATTCAATTGTATGATATTCCTTACATCTGTAAGCGTCTTAATCGTGTTCTTGGTGAGAAACTGATGAAAAGGTTTTCTAACTGGGGACTGGTTACTGAAGGTGAAGTTTTTATTAATGGACGAAAGCACACAACATTTGATGTTGGTGGTTTAACTCAATTGGACTATCTTGACCTTTATAAGAAGTTCACTTACAAAGCGCAAGAATCATACCGTCTTGATTATATTGCTGAAGTAGAACTTGGTCAGAAGAAACTAGACCACTCCGAGTTTGATACCTTCAAGGATTTCTACACCCAAGGTTGGCAAAAGTTTATTGAATATAACATCGTTGACGTGGAACTTGTTGACCGTCTGGAAGACAAGATGAAATTGATTGAACTTGCACTTACGATGGCATATGACGCAAAGGTAAACTATGCGGATGTGTTTTATCAGGTAAGGATGTGGGACAATATCATCTACAACTACCTCAAGAAGCGCAATATTGTTATTCCTCCAAAAAATAATTCTCAGAAGAATGAAAAGTATGCTGGTGCATATGTAAAGGAACCGATCCCTGGAAAGTATGATTGGGTTGTGAACTTTGACCTTAACTCACTGTACCCTCACCTAATTATGCAGTACAACATCTCTCCAGAAACTCTGGTGGATGAAAGACACCCAACCGTAAATGTTGATAAGATTCTCAATCAACAGATCGGTTTTGAAATGTACAGTGATTATGCAGTCTGTGCTAACGGTGCTATGTTCCGCAAGGATGTTCGTGGATTCCTTCCAGAGTTGATGGAGAAGATGTATCAGGATCGCGTTATCTTCAAGAAGAAGATGATTGCTGCAAAGAAAGAGTATGAGAAAACCAAGAATAAGGAACTTGTAAAAGAGATTGCCCGCTGCAATAACATCCAGATGGCAAAGAAGATTTCTCTTAACTCTGCCTATGGTGCTATCGGTAACCAATATTTTCGTTACTACAAACTTGCAAATGCGGAAGCAATCACTCTGAGTGGTCAAGTATCAATCCGTTGGATTGAGAACAAAATGAATACTTATCTAAACAAATTGCTAAAGACAGAAAATGTTGACTATGTTATTGCTTCGGATACTGATTCTATTTACCTTAATATGGGTCCTGTTGTTGATACTGTATTCAAAGGGCGAGAGAAAACTACTGAGAGCATTGTTTCGTTCCTTGATAAGGTCGCTTCTATGGAACTTGAAAAGTATATTGAAAGTTCTTACCAAGAACTGGCGACCTATGTAAATGCATATGACCAGAAGATGCAGATGAAGCGAGAGAACATCGCTGATCGTGGCATCTGGACTGCTAAGAAACGGTATATCTTGAACGTATGGGATAGTGAGGGTGTCCGTTATGAAGAACCAAAACTAAAGATGATGGGTATTGAGGCAGTTAAATCTTCCACTCCTGCTCCATGCCGCAAGATGATTAAAGATGCTCTTAAGTTGATGATGAATGGAACTGAAGATGATGTGATTGAATTTATTGAG